TAGGATTTGCAACACAAATATAGAACCCCCAGAAGAACTCACGAGTTAAACCCGGATTCGGTTTTATATTTGTGTTGCAAATCCTATTTATAGGTCGATATAAGCGAAATGAAGACTGTTTGGCATCAACGTTTAGATGATGTGGTGTTTGATGTAGCTATTAATAAGGAGTGTAAGCCACATATTCAAAGGCTTAATATTGGAAAAGTCCATGCTTCCAAACGGCCCCATGGACATCCTATTGCCCGTTTGGAACGCCATGTAGCTTTATTACGTTTGGCTCAAGTAGTGGAGAAACAGAGGAATGCTGTTGTTTCCATTAACTTGGATCGCATGGAAAAAGTTGGTTTTAATTTTGCCCATTTTACCAACACCTTGATAACTGGACAGGACATTCCCAAATATTCACACAATAAGCGCCACCCAGTGACTGCTAGAGTCAGCAATTGTGAATGTTCATTCCAGGAATTTATTAATGGCTGTGATATTTGCGCTAAGTTAACGTTCGACAACATCGTTCTAGTGAATCAGCATTATTATAATTCTGCTGATGAAATGGTATTAATGCTATTACGAGGTCGTTGTTCCAAGATTTACGTTGTTGGTATGGAGTTTACTAAGAGCCGTCATGTTTATTTTAATGGCGAAGTTAAATATAACATCGCTAATGATGGAGTTGTGTGGACCACGGTGAAGGAGGAATCCAAAGACCCTATTAAATACTCCCACCCTAATCCAGAATGGCTGACTAAAGGTTTTAAATGTAATTATCATGGAAGAACTTACGGCCTTAAGATCAATGAATTAAGTGTTGAACATGTTTGTACGCACGTGTGGGAAATCACCGTTGATGAAATCAAGTTCGACCAATCAGTTCAAGATTTGTTTGTTAGGCCGACAAATAATAAGTTCAGGCTAAGGATACAACAAATCGCTCGAGCTAAAAGATTGAAGCCAGTTCTATGTCAATATGCCAAGTGTGAAGGCAAATTTATTGATAAGAAAACCAACAAAGAGCGCAATTGTTTACGTCTTCATATGTCAGATATCGCTAAAATATATAATATAGACGGCGTTAAAGTTTGTCGCCACAGAGTTTGTTCATGTCAATCTTGCCATGATTTTATCCAAATCTGTGGTTGTTTAGAAGAGAGGAAAAAGGCAAACGCGTCCCCTTTTTCAGCTTCTGAACCTATTGGAGTTGACCGACCAACCAAACCACCATTGAGTGTTTGTGATTTTAAAGAAGAGGTTAAGCCAATAGAAGAAGAACTAGTTGCTGTATCTGGTGACAAGCTGAGCGTTAAAGCTCTTGAAATAGAGCAACACCAAGCAGTGACGACGCCGCCTCTCCTGGCAGAAAATTTCAATTTTGACTTGGAGAGTTTAATGATGCTACCACTGGCCCCACAGGTGGATGCATCTGCATCGAGTGGGAATGTGCTTGAACGTGGTGCTGTAAAGTCGCGCAGCGCTCGTGTTTCAAACACTGACAGTTATACTTCTCCGCGACTAATTGATGTACATTCAGATGAGGATAGAGATGAAAAACGTGTAGTTTTAGATGATATTTGGAAGTTATTTGATGATGAGCAACCAAGTGAGGTGAGTCACCGAAGTGATGGCATCATTGATGCATTTCTATCTGGTGATAGTTCGCGTGGTAAGCAATACCCCCTTAATGTTGACGAAATCGGCAACTGTGTTTATCACAGCATTGTGCCTAAGAATAGAGTGCACGATGGTCAACTTAAGTTGGAGGTTTTGGAACGTAGATTCCTTGAGGTGGTTAAACTTAGTGGTCAGACAAAAACTATAGTTTATATAGGTTGTTCCCCTGGACAACATCTTGCTAATTTAGTTGGAGATTATTCTGACTTTAAATTTGTGTGTTATGATACACGTGAACTTAAAACAGTGGCAGTTAACGTGTTGTTCATTAAACGCCAGTTTACCACCATTGATGCTGCTTTTTGGTCATCGAGGGCGCATGCTTTAATATGCGACGTTAGGGATTTAAGTTATGAGTCTGGAGAACGATCTAAGATTCAGGCTGACCAACGAGGGCAATGGGCTTGGATTAGCCAGATGAAACCATTGTTATTTTTAACCAAGTTTCGTCCAGATGTTGAGCCTCAGCTAGCTTTGGGTAATGAAATATGGCCTCAGGTTTACTCACGAGTGGACTCATTGGAGACCAGAATTTTCGGCCGTACAATAGACGGAGTAGTACCCAAGTTGGAGTTCAATGCGCATGAGGTCGTCGGAAAAATACATTACTTTAATTCCTATATGCGAGAACAGCCAGGTTTCGAACATGAATATGCGGAATCAGTTGATCCAAGACGAAAAGTTTTGGAATCCAAGATTGATGACTTTGTAGCTGATCAAGAGGAGTTGAAAGAAGAGGTTGCAAACAATTCGTTAAATGAACTTCCAGTAATCGTGCGTTTTAGTAAGGAAGAGTCACCGCCTGTCAATAACTCAACGTGTGACGAAGAATCACCAGAACTCAAGGAAGAATTAGAAACTTTTCTTTTTGTTGATATCCGTGGCAATGAAATGTATAAACATGTTGTCCCTTGTAGACAAGGTTTCAGGGCGTTAGATCCTAAAGTGTCACAAAGGACGGTCGCGGATTTGCGATGTTTACATTTTGTAGAGTCAGTGGACGACATAGGTGAAGTGCCAATGGCTAAGTATACTTATGGTAGTTGTCATCACCAGTTTATGTATAGTTATGGCTTGCACCAAAAATCTGTCACTTTATTGACAAATCGTTTCTCAAGCGTGTTACGTAAATCTAGTACTCAATCGATTTCATATGATAGTTGTTTGTCTGCGATTAATATGTTTATTACCACTGATGTTCGTGGTATTAAAGGTTGGGCATCAATTTTGAAATCTGATCAAGAGGTGTTTTCCTTGATGTATTCTGATGCTGAGCGGTCTGGACAGGTTTATGTGGCTCACAAAAATGAGCAGGATGCGGCTTCAATGTCGAAAATATCTAGCTTACCTATGGCAAAGGCGAATCTGGCTAATGTTATGGCAGCTAATAAACACCTGATCAATGAACTGTTGACAGCTTCCAGATGGTATGCTATAATGGTGAAGCGTGATAAATGTGGTGATCAAGATGGTGTTGTCGTGCTTGATAATCGTGAGGAGATGCTTTTAGTGGCGGCAGCACACTGTGAAAAAGTTGATTACACCCCGCAAGCTTATTATTTGTGCCAGAAGGCCAAATTTGTTATCCATACAGGCATATTTAATAAGTGTGTCGCTTACACTAAGCCAGATGAGTATATTCGACTTATTGAAGGCATAGTTGACAAAGCGGATGTTATTGAGCGCAAGGATCCCATTTGCGCTAAGCATTTGTTCGCTTATATGTCACCAACTTTATTAGCGGTATACTATTGGCGTGATAAGTTAAAAATCATCTTAAATAAATTATTCCAAGTTTGTCGGAATAACGTTGGAAAATTAAAGTGGTTGTTGGGATTGTTGTTTTTTCTGCTCGGCGTTGGCCCTAAAATGTATTGGACGAAGGTGGATCTCCAATACCGCAGGAATGCCAGACGCGCCGTATTTAAGGAAGACCCCGCATCACTCGAGACTAATTTGCCACAAAGTGGACGGAGTGGAGCCAGAAGAGTTCGAGTACTTAAAGGGCAATTACCTCATTAAGCCAGGTTGTGCCACTTATGGTGATGCATTTATGCAATACCCTAAGTTGGAGCATGAAATTCAAGGAATACTCCCTGGCATTGATATGCCTTTTAGCGTACACAGCAATACACAGAATAATATAAATAATTCAGTTGTGAGTCGGAATCAACGTTCCCTTGTTGTGCCCGAGCACTACTGTAGCGAACTTTTTCTGAATCAAGTGGCTAGTTTACATGAAACTGCTTTTTCTTTTTTGAAAGATTTGCCTACTATTACTGATCATGGAGTATTAAGCTTAGAGCAATGGGTTGCTTCACGTAAATCGTGGGGATCAATGAAAAAGAGTAGAATCCTCAGTTGTGACCCGAAGCGCCCTATTCCTTATTACACAACAGAGTGCTTTGTTAAAACCGAGTTAGTTTTTAAAAGCCCGCTGAAAGCACCAAGACTGATTCATAATCCGCGAACTGAAATAAAAGCGCGTTATGGTCGTTGGGTGTTTCATTATACTAAGCATTTGAAGCATAATTTCACAGTTAACTCTCATTTCAATAGCTATTCTCCTCACATAAAATTAGTGTGGACCTCAGGCATGAATCGTTGCCAGATAGGTCAACAAATGACGTTGGCGTTAGATAAGATTGAGAGTGCTGGGTTTGAAGCTGAGATGATATGCGCGGATTACTCTAAGTTTGAGGCGACGCAACATCCGGCTATACTTAGTTTGCTTAGTAAAGTTTTGTGTAACACTTGTTCTGGTAACACTTTGACTATGTTATTGGAACACGAAGCTATGATCTGTGGTCAGAAAAAAGCTTATTCACGAACTAAGTACAGTGATGAGACAGTTGTTTACACCTTTGAAGGTACTAGAACCAGTGGTGATTTAACTACAACTGTGGGCAATACCTTATTAGCCATGTGTTTGGTTGAGCATGTGTATAAAGGTAATAAAGATTTAGTGTACTTGTTCCAGGCTGGCGACGATGCTTTTATGATAGGCCCAGCCGGTTTTAGTGACCATTTGGATCTCGCTTTTATAAGTGAGATTGGGATGAAACTTGATGTTATTCATGCTGCAACCCCTCCAGAATGTGATTATAATTCTAGTTGTTTCATACGTGCTAATGTTAACGGTTTGGAACAATACATTTTGGCAGCTAAAATTGGGCGACTATTAGCTAAGTGTGGGGTGACAGTCTTACGCACTGAAAATATGCAGCCAACCCAAATTGGTGCACTTAAGTTTCAAAAAGCACTGTCCATGGCACAGGAAGCCATACTTTGGCCGGGTATTAGTGCTTTTTACAAGCAAGTGGCAAATCAGTATGAACATTACTCCTCAGTAAAAATGTATAATCAATATAGTGATCTCGTCTACGTCGGTGACATAAGTCTAAGTGGTAATACTATTAGAGATTTGTGTATGCGGTATTCTATTACGGTTGACCAATACGAAGCAGTTAATACCGCGTTCTATGGTTTTGACCCTAATGTCTTATGCCTGCATGATAATCCAGGCTTTCTTGAAATATCTAACATTATAGCCAAGATCATTGCAGTTGACGTTTGCGAGTACGATGAAGATGAACTCACCAGTTTTAAGCCATATTTCTCCGATACATATTTGTTAAATTATAGGACTATTAAGTTGGACGCGTAATATCACAAATATAAGAAATTGGTTTAAAACAACGATACAAAACAATTAAAATTTGAAAGACTATTATGTCATTAGCGCAACCGCCTAGAAACAGGCAAAAACGAGCTAGTAGACGTAAGAAACTTGCAAAGGAAGTTAGAAAAGAAGTTAAGAAAGAAGTCAAAAAGGACGTTAAGAAAAATGTGCGGAGAATTCGACAGCGTAGAACTACGGGTTTGCGTGGGCCTATTAGCGCTATGTCACCTATGCTTAAGTCTTATTGCGATGCGGTGGTTAATCCTTTTGGTAATGATGCGTTAGGAGCTATGCTCCCTGATGGTTACCAGCAACACGCCACGCCTGCCACTGATCGAATAGAGACTGATATCTCCCCTGATTTCTTTAACTTCTTAACTTCTCAGACTACCTGGCAAGATGCAGAAGGCTATCAATTAGTCGGAGCCGCTTTTTGGCTTATGCCAAGATGTGGTGCGAGTGGCATGTTTACTAGTGAAACTGTCTCGTCCAACACACGTAATACGTATCCATTTTATCCATTGAACACTGGGGCAACCGCTATTGAAGCATCGCCACCTATGAATGCATATAATTTATGTATGACTGGTGTTTGGAACGTTGAAGATGGTACTAAACCTGATCGCGATTGGGGTTTCTTTTATGGTGAAGATGCTAACCCTGATAATAAAGGCATATTTAATACTTATTACATGTTGCCTTATGCGAAGTTTAGCTCTATAGTGTTGAATACGGCTAAATTGAGAATTGTTGGTGCTGGTCTTAAGTTATGGTCTGAAGAAGCACCTATTAACACTGGTGGTTATGCTATGGGAGGGTGGCTTACTATAGATGACTTGTATGCTGGGTTGCACTGCGTTAGTGATGATGCAGCTTCACCAGCATTCTTCCATACCGTTCAACCATTAATTAAGGATTTAGTCCGTAATCCTGGTTTGGATGGTGTGACTGTCAGGTATAATCCAATTCAAGATGACAGGCAGTCATCACTCCAGTATGCTGAAATACCCGCCAGGCAAGTGACTGTGCAAAACATTGGTACTACTAAAAGTCCGTATATTTATACAGAGGATCCATCAATATCTTTTTCTGTTTCTGATCTAGTTGCACCTGGTTCGTCCATACCTTTTGTGATTTGGATGTTTAACGCTAGTTCAGTTAACGACACGTATACGTTAAAGCTTAGCTCAGTTGTGCATACTGAAACTGTACCTAACGGTATTAATCCATTTGGCACAACTCTTAAAAGGTTAGATCCGCACACTCCATTCGCTAAAATGATGCTAGAGGATTTGGAGGTGTGGCCTGCAGCGACTAAAGGGCATAGTTTTCGTTCTTTCATGTCCAAAGCCGCGAAAGTCTCCTCTGATGCCTACCATATAGCATCAGATCTTGCTGGAATTATGTCACTAGCTAATAAAGTGTATGCGCCTATATGACTAAATTAATGTTGGAGCAATGTAGCTGAAGTTGGTGTTGGTTGACATTAGGGTTCGCCCGTGATCAGTGCAACATTAGCCAATGGAAGCGTCGCTCTAACTTTCTGGTAGCGTTGTGTAGCAGGTTCTTTTGTGTTCAATTTTTTCAACAGCTGTTTTGGACTAATTAAGAGTGTTTGTATGAGCAAGACTAGTGGGTATCAGTGTGTGTCTACCGACATTGACTACACTGGGTATCGGTATGCTTGGTAGGTTCCAGTGGCCTACCGTAGTCATATTCTAACTAGTTGTCGTATGGTAGGAAATGACCTTGCGACGCTCATTATTCACATCTCATTTAGTGGACCTGTGACCAGTTGGGATTGTTGAAACAATAGCTTGTTTAAACGTAAATCGCTGTAATTTATTGTCTTAATATTGACCGTTTATTAATAGTTATTATAATGATTAGGCCCGCCTCAATGATTATTACACTGTCAGTAGGGCTTTTGCCACGAACTTCGGTGTGTATGAGAGGTATCAATCAAAAGAGGTAAAACCAAGCTTCAGCCCCAGATGGTGACCCAAACCCATCTGCGAATAACCTTAAAAGAATAAATGCTGTTGGTTGGGGCACTGCGAACATGAAATTTATAAAAATCAGCGCTAATGGCGTGCAGTGTGATCATTTTAGTAACTGCCAACCTCCACATGAACAAAATTAGAAAAATCTTTCCTCATGTGTGACGTTGTCTTTATCAGCTTTTGTGTTGTAGCTGTTTGGTCTTCTTGTTTTGTTAGTGTACTCCAGGTTTACTCCGCTCAGGTGGACTTGGTAGTAATTGTTGAGCCATTTATCATTAACTTCTTAGGGGGAGTAAGGCTCTAAACTGCGTTGATCCCTGAGAAGTCTTTAAATAAAATACCCACTTCAGAAAATCGGA